ACACCAGCCGCATCACTGACAAAACCAGGTGGAGTTGTTTGAAGACTAAAGCCTTGAGGTATGTCTAGACTTCTTACTCTTGCTGATATTGTATCTGTCTGAAGATTGCCACCACCACCAGTGCCTACTATCACAAAGTTTTTCAAACCAATAAATTCTTCAACATTCACTTGCACTGGACCAATCTGCTTGGTTGCGGCTGTGCCATCTGTGTAGGTGAGTCTGATCACAAAATCATACAGAGCCAAAGCGTTGCCTGTGCCAGGAGCACCAAAATCTCCTGTGAGATCAAAAGAGACCTGTGTGCCAAAGGTGTAATTGGTAACTGTGTTAAACACAAACTCTTGGCTTTCATAATATTGATCTGTAGAGAACTTGTAGTAGACGATGACGCCTCGGATCCCAAAGTTTGGAGTATTGGTAGCAGTAAAGGTATTTTGATTGACTATGGCTGTGATCCTTCGGGGATTCTGGGGGGCTCCAGAAGTGAGTTTTGGTCTCAACTCAAGAAAGTCTATGACATCATTGTATCTGGCTGCAGGTGGCAGTTCTGATTGAGGTAATTGCCAACCGTCAACAACCTGTCTTGCTCCACCTTCAGTTAATCCTGTGAGATTGGGATTTAGTTCAGCCTCATTTGGTGGAAACTCAACCTGTCCTGTAAACACAAATGTGCTGGGTCTGCCATCAGTGGCAAATGATCTTGCATAAAATTCATAGTAACCAAATCCAATATTGTTGAGGTTCCAAGGTATATCACCACCTGCTCCTGGTAGGGTGTCTAATCTAACTTCAGTCCAAGGTGATTGTCTACTGTATCTCCACCATAATATGCTGTAACTGTATAGGCCATCCTGAGGCTGTGCAAACACCGTGCTGATATTGTAGTTGCCTGTGCTGATGCGAACTGCCTGTGATCTTTTCACTGACAGTGCAGCCTGAAATGGTGGAGGTGGAGGAGGTGCCACAGGTGGAACATTGATAGGCGGCACTACAACCACAGGCGGTGCAGTAGGAGGACCACTGTCAGGGCCACCACCAGGGCCACCACCACCAGGAGCATTTGGGTTTGTGGCAGGTGGGTTTGTGATCACAGGTGTTATAGTAACTGGAAATACAGCATTGGTTGGCGGCACCAAGCCTAGGGGATTAGGATTGAATGAACTAGGAAAATAAATTATCGATCCCTTGGGCACATAGGTTGGTATGACTATGTCCTCTTCACCAACTCTGGTATAGGGATAGATGTCATCTGGATTACGCACACAGCCAAGATCCACAGTCATATCATTGTTGATCTTAACTGAAACCACACGCCAAGGATCTGTGCCAAAGTTTAGAATATTTGAATTGATGCGTATGCAGTCACCTGGCTCTAGTTCCAGTGCTTTAGAAGTGGCAGTAAACACACAGGATTCTTGACGTCGTTGTTTGTTGAATATTAGACGTGCAAAGTCTTTGGCAATGGCATAGTTGGTGATACCACCCAGTGTGGTTTCATATTTGTTTTCTCTGTTACCATCTCTGGAAATATAGACCTGACGTTCTGCTTCAGTCTCTGGATAGATCACAGTTTGATTTGAGAACTTTTGATCTGGATCCACATAGGTCACTGCCACCACATTGTATTTTGATGAACGGTCAATGCCTGTGAATGTGACATCGCTGACAATGTCGTCTTTGGTCAAGGTCTGCACAATAGTGGCAACACCTGACAAGATGTCTGTTTCATTGCCAGCATCTTCAATGCGTAGTTTGTATTTGCCCTGCACATATGGCATGTATGCACGAAAGTTCTGCAACATGACCTTGACATTGCTCATCAACGAGGTGTCTGTGTTCACTACCATGTTCAGTGTTAATATAGGACCTTGGATACTTTGACTGGCCAAATAGGTCACTGTTTGATTGCATTTTCTTGCGGCTGCTTTGAATGTGGTGTAGTCTATGTCTGCATTGACTAGGCCTTTGCCATAGCGTGGATTGCGTAGATAGTCTAGCAGACATTCTGCTGGGTTTGTGGAATAACGCACAGAATTCACATCATATTCCTGTGTTTCTGTGGTGTCTACCAATAGGCTGGCCACACGCTTGCCTAAGATGCCTGCACTGAGTTCTGGGATATTACCACTGAAAGGATTGGCATCTGAATCTGCCTGTGTTTTGATTTCACGCCATTCATATCTGGCAAATATCACTGCCAGTCCATTGTAGACCATGTCTGAGGTGAAACTTGGTGCTTCTGCAAAGATGTCGCCTTTGACTATTGTGCCCACAGTGCTGGATCTGGGATTGGCAAAGTTTACACCTGGGAAGAAACGCAGTTGCACACGATCCTTGTAGCGATCAGCATTCACAGTCACCAATGAACCGCCATTCAAGGCACCTACTTGATCCACTGGCAATTGCCAATCATCGATGTAGACTTCACGCAGACCTTCTATGACTCCTTCACTGAGCACATAGGCCACATAAAGATATTTGTTAGAAGTAGATCCTGTTTCTGCAAATGACACCGCTGTGCCTACTTTACGATAACCATACACCACTGGAATTTGACTTGTGCTTCCTTGTCTTTGGATTAGAACACCTTGTTCACGCTGTGAAGCGGCATCACTGTTGCCCATATCTGGTATGCTGGGCATGAACGGTTGTAGCACAAAGTCCATGACTGTGTTGACAACCTTTTCACCAACCTTGGTGGCACCTAGGCCAGCACCAATAATGGCACCAACTGGACCACCTACCAAGAAGCCAACGGCTGCACCAACTAGACTGCTAAAAAATCCCATTATGCAATTTCCTTGTTCATTATACTGATTCTAATAGGCGTGAATCCTAGTTCATCATAGACATCATTGAGTCTATCCATACGATGTCCAATGTCAATGGCTCTGATCTGTGTGACTTTGAATTGGCTGCTCCAGTCTGTGAATTCATTGACTAGGTTTTGGTAGTTGTTGATCTCAGCAAATTCTGGAATCAAATATAAAAACTGTATGGTAGCAGTGACTTCACTCTCAACTGGATCTTGTGAAAGGAAACCACCAATCAAGCCCACAGGTCGTTGTCCATTGACTGCTATTCTAAAAAACAAGTTTGGTCTGATGCAGTATTCACGCACAGTTTCTCTGGCACGATCTTGATCATATCTTTCTTCAGTGATGTCAGCGGCTTCACAGTAGTAGTTGAATAGGTTCAACACCACATCTAGTTCTCTAGGCAGCATTTCTCTAATGATCATGCACGTCCCCATTTGAATTCTGTTTGTCCAACCCAACCTGACTTTTCAAAGGCCTTGTCATACTGCACACCTTGGAACAACCAGTTAGACCAGTTGTTGGTCTTGCGTCCATTGGTTCTTTCAAAATCTGCAAATAAACTGGAACAATCCACACTTAGTTGGCAGGTATTGGCTGTTTCTTGTATGGAGAAATTATAGATAGTGCCATCATACATCATTATGGGTGCTGCCACTAGGGCCAATGGTGATGTGCCTGCGGCACCAAAATTTAAGAATGCCTTGTAGATCACAACCCTTGCACCTTCAACTTCATAGTTGATAAACTTGGTCACATAATCATTTGAGATGCCTGACAGTGTGACTGTGAACTTGCCCACCTTGACTTCCATCTCTTCACTCATACCACCAAAGCCAATGAAGTTGCCCTGTGCTAGGTATGTGTTGTTGCCTGCATCTGGTGCAGTGGCTGAATCAAAGGTGACATCAAATCCACCATTGCAGAGATATAGTGTGTCACTGCCACCAGCAGTGGTCTTGAGATGCAGTTCTACACAATCAACTGATATGGTATGATCGCGATAGTATTCGTCTTTGTTGGCTGTGCTTGCAAATGCTTTCATTAGAATGTTTCTCGCATAGACACGCTCATGCTTGATATGCCACCATAGCCTATATCAAACTCTTGTTCAGGTGCAGACAGTATGGCTGTGAATGGCACCGCAGTGATTGTAAGGTTTGTTGATGAAGGCACAGCACTAACCAATGGTCCTGAAAAGAACAGTGTGGCTGCCTC